TTTACTACGTGGAGCCTGCCGCTAGCGCATTTGAAGCACAGTCAGCAGAGATCAAAGAGCTTCAGATGCAGATGGCCACTCTTGGCATCAGCACTTTGAGCCAGCAGAAGTTTGTGGCGGAATCTGCTGACGCCCGCCGCTTGGACCGCGTAGACACAAACTCAATGCTTTCAATGGTGTCAATGGACATCGAGCAAGCGCTGCAGAAGTCATTTAATTTGGCAGCAGGTTATGTAGGCATCGAACCCCCGGAAGTCAAACTAAGCCGGGATTTCGACATCGAGCGTCTGATCGGCCAAGACATCACTGCACTTACCGCACTATTTGATCAAGGCGTACTGGGTCGCGACGAATTCCGTCAGATTCTGGTTCAGGGCGAGATTCTGCCTACCGCAACCGAAGGCGAGGAGATCGAGGAAGTAATCGAGCCCGAATCTACCGAAGAAGACACTGAAGTAGCGCAGTAGAATACGCAAGTAGCAAATAAGAAGCCAATGGGCAAATCCCTGGATCGTGTCCAGCAGCCTGACGGTTCCTACAAATGGGAACTGGTCGAGTTGCGTGAAGCACAGCCGGAGCCGCCGGTTTGCAAGCCTACCCGTAAACGCAAGCCCGCAGTAAAACCTGCAGGCGAAACTGCCCCTTCACCTTTTGACTTCTGACAATGGAAGAGCAAGTAATCCAGGACGCGCCCGTGGCGCAGCCTGAGCAGCCCGTGGCTGCAGAAACCAGCGCTCCCGACCCCATCGCCGCAGTAAAAGCGGATTATGAGGCACAACTTTCCGCGCTGAAGACCCAAGCAAGCGAAGCCGAGGAACGTTTCCAAGGCATCAAGACCAAGCTTGACGAGGTCTACAAAAAGCAGGACGACCAGCGCAAGAAAACGCTGGAAGACCAAGGCCAATGGAAAGACCTGTGGGAAGAGGCCAACAAAACGGCCCAAGAAAAGGAAACGCAAATCAGCGACCTTCAGCGTCAGCTTGAAGATCTGCGTGCATCAAACGAGGCTGCGACCACCCGCACGAGTGCTTTGGCGGCCATTAGCCAAGCTGGTGCAATCAACGCGGAGCAAATGTTGCTTCTTTTGCAGAACAATCTGCACCGTGGCGATGACGGAAGCGTCTCAATCCTGGACAAAGGTGTTAAACAGGACATTAACACCTACTTAAGTAATCTTAAGAACCCAGGATCAGGATTTGAGCATCATTTTAAGCCCAGTAGTGCTGCAGGAATGGGTGCCAAACCTACGCCTAATTCTGCTGTTGCGCCCGGTATGGCTAACCCTTGGAAAGAGGGTAGTATTAACATAACGAGGCAGATGCAGATTGACGCGCAAGATCCCGACCTTGCAGCAGTGCTGAAGCGGGAAGCGTCACTGTAAGTCCCAGTGGGGCGGCCTCTACAAGTCTGTGGCTTGGATCCCGTCAACCCTGACTTTGGTTTTTAACCATGGCCGCCCCTTTTCAGAATTATTCCGGCGGTGTCCTGCTCGCGGACATCGTAAAAAGGAATAACCTCAGCACCTATGTGTCTGAGGCGATCAAAGAGCGCTCCCTGTTTGTGAAGAGCGGCGCTGTTGTGCGCAACTCTCTGCTGGATGCCCGCGAAGGCGGCACCCGCATTCAGGTTCCCGAGTTCAATCCAGTGGCTCCCACCGAGGAGATCATGGACGGAACCGCCACATGGGGTTCCAGCTCCGCTGGCTACCTGACGCCCCAAAAGATCGGCACCGCAACCCAGATTGCCACCATCTGCCATGGCGGTTTCGCGTATGCAGTGGACGACGTGGCACTGCTGGCTGCTGGTGAAGATCCAATGCTTCACATCCGCAACCAACTGGCCGACGCCATCAACAAGCTGAACAGCGCCCGTCTGTTCTCTCAACTGGCTGGTCTGTTCGGTACTGCACTGTCTTCCCACTCACTGGACAAGGCTATTGCTGCCACTTCTGGCCAAGGTGAGACTAACTACCTGACCGCAGCCACTGTTGCTGAGGCCCGCTCTGTTCTGGGCGAGCGCGGCGACGAGCTGGACATTCTTGTTGTCCATCCTTCTGTTGGCTTCTACCTGTATCAGGTGGGTCTGCTGACCTTCTCCACTTCAGCACTGGCTGCCTCTGGCGCTGTGACCTGGGGTGGCGGCGGCGTCGGCGTGAACGCCCGAGCCATCGGTGAGTTCGCCGGTTGCCAAGTCATCATGGACCCTCAGGTGAACACTGTTCGCCCTGGTACTGCGACCCACGTCAGTGAGTTCCGCTGCTACCTGATGAAGGCTGGTTCCGTACTGGAAGGCGTCCAGCAAGATCTGCGGATCGAAGCTGACCGCAACGTCCTCTCCAAGCAAGACGTGCTGTCTGTCGATTACCACACCGCCTATCACGTAATGGGCACCAAGTGGACCGACGCCAGTGACAACCCCACCAACGCCAACTTGGCTACCGCCAACAAGTGGAGTGCCACCTACGACATCGACCTGATCCCCATGGTCGAGCTGATCGTGAACACCCCTCTGGACACCTCTGCCATCCCTTCCTGATAACATCAGATCGGACTGCGAGATACCGGCCCCACTTCGGTGGGGCTTTTTATTGGCGTTAAACTGAAACAAAGCATCGCACATTGTCGTGGCAGCTGTAATTGACGCCACTTTGAAGGGAGCCTCCTCCAACAGCTTTGTAACGCTGGCCGAGGCAAACTCGTACTTTGAAACCGTCCCAAACAGCAGCACCTGGGACGACAAAACCGACGACCAAAAGAACCGCGCAATTATCAGCGCCACCCGCTGGATCGACGGCCTTAATTTTTACGGCGACCGCTGCAGTACAAGCCAAGCCCTGAGCTGGCCCCGCAATAACTACCACGTAGACCGCGTAGAGCTTCTATGCAGCGAAATCCCATCAGAAATCAAGTACGCAACGTATGAACTGGCCCGCGCTCTGGCGAACGACACCGACGCTTTAACAGGCAACACGGGCACCACCGGCATCTACGAGCAAGTCGAGCTGGGCGAACTAAAGGTGAAGTACAACACGGACAGTCAAGCAGTCGGGGCTATCAACAACGTGTTTGACGTTTATCCATGGCTGCAGTCATACCTTGGCGCGTACACGATCGGCGGTTCTGGCGGTTTCCAAGTGCGTGTAGTGAGGGGATGACATGAGCTTAATTGACGATACCTTTTCGCCAATCCCCAAAAGAATCTTTGACGATTGGGGTCAAGACATCACCTATATCAAGACGACAACACCCCGCACCTACGACCCAGCCACCGGCTCTGTCAGTGGAGCGGATACGAATGTCACGGTGCGCGGAATCATTAGCCGACTAACCCCGCGTGAATCCGAAGGTTTGTACCAAACCACGGATGTGAAGATTTTGATTGGCATCGAAGAGCTAGGCGATTACTACCCAACCGAAGCCGACCGCGTCCAGTACCCACAGGCTGGAGCGACCCGCGAAGCAAAGATCATCAATGTCCTCACCTACCGTGGCGACAAACCTGTTTACCACACCCTTATCGTGAGGCCGCAGTAATGGCTAAGAACGGTGTGTGGAACCTTTTGAAAGAGCTGGACCGAGTAGCAGCAACTACGGTGTTTAACGGCCCCCGAGCTGCTGCTGAACGCACTGTCAGGGAATTACAACAAGAAGGCCCTAGCTGGAGCGGACGGTTTTCAAATTCTTGGCAAATTGAAGGTCCATCAGGGCTTGGAAGTTCTAAGGGTGACGGGCAGACCGGGGAACCACGCCCTATTTATTCTCCACTGGTTAGCGGTCAGCAGGTAACAAAAAGCCTGCTGACAAAGGACAAACTGGTATTTACAATTTCAAACTTTTCAGAGTATGCAGCGGAAGCAACGGATTTAGTGGAAAGCGCGTTTATACGGCCCCCTGGCGAGCCGCTACCGCAAACACAGTTGGGTCTGCGTAAATTTAGAGAAGGTGATGGCGGGCGTGAACAGCCGTCATACCGTGGTTACATCGGCGGAGGTAACCCAGACAGCGAGTCTGGGGCAACTGCAGATCTTGATTGGTTTGCAACTTATGTTGAAGGTGGCAAACTAAACCGGTCTGTCAAAATTGAGATGGACGACCTTTACAGCTAATGGACTACCAAGCAATCCGTGCATCAATGGAGTCACCGCTGCTGGCAGCATTTAGCGGCCTAACGCCGTCTGTGCCGGTGTACTTCGACAACATCACTGCCGTCCCACCAAACACCACAACCGAGTACGTTCGCATCAACATCACTTTCGGCCTAACCAACGAACCAACACTGACTTCAAGCGTCGATAATGCGCGTGGAGCGCTGGTTATCCGTGTGTTCACCGAAAAAGGCCGTGGTCCGTCGCGTAATCAGGAGTTAATCACAGCCGCTGTAGATGCTTTAGAAACGATTAACGACACAGCCAAGACTACTACAGGTGTATATGTAAAAGTAGGCGAGATCAATGGGCCAACATTTTCAGCAACTGAGGAGTCGCCACATTTTTTGGGTCGAATCGACACAGGATACACAGCAACAGTCCTGTAATAGCTATTAGCGCTAACCTGTAAGAAGCCGGGCAGTGCCCGCAGAAACCTTCATTCTTTGGTACGCCCAATGGCCACCACCCTTCTGTCCGGCACCTCGGGTGCCCTTTACTATAAGCCCGCCGGTACAACTGGCAGCTTTGGTGAGTCTGATGTAAGCACCAGCGCCGACACTGTAACTGTCGCACCTTACCTGAACTTTAAGGTAGGCGACCCTGTCCAATTCAGCGTGGTGAATGCACAAACCGGAGGCTCCGGCACCGGCACGCTGCCTGCTGGCATCAGCACTAGCACCACTTACTACGTGATCAGCTACACCGCTTCGACTGGTGTTCTGCAAGTGTCCGCAACGTCAGGCGGCAGCACCATCACCATCACCGACGACGGTACTGCAAACTCTCCCAACGAGTTTCAGGTTGCTTACGCCGAGTTTGCTGTTGTCGGACAAGTGCGTGACTGGAGCTTTGAGATCAACAGGGCTGAGATCGATGTCACCACCATCGGTCAAACTCCCGGTCAATACGTTCCTTTCCGTAACTACATTTCTGGTTTTGGGGACGG